TTCACACCAATTCCGACCACAAATGTTAAAAAATAAAAATTTAGTTCACACCAATTCCGACCACAAATGTTAAAAATTAGAACTTCGGCACCACGCAAACAGAAAAATGTAAAGTTTTGAACATTGGCACCACCCCAATGAAATTTTGTAAAATTTTTAACTCCGTACCCACCCCTTGACAGCGACGAAAACCCCGTGGTACTCTGGCGCCGGCGCTTTGCAGCGCCGCTCACTTCTCCTAATTACCCCGCTTCGGCGGGGGTTTTTTCAACGATGCTCGATCATCTGCTCGAAGTCACTGAGACCCCCGCCAGTTTCCTGCCGGTAGAGAAGGCCACGCCCCAGCGCTTGGCGCTGGCGCAAGCCGAGACCGACGCTTGGCTCAAGGAGATGGGCGTGCCGGACGACGAGGACATCGAGCAGGACCTGCAGCGCGACGCCGCGCGAAAGGCGTTCAAGGCCGTGGCCACGGCCGCCCCCACAAACGAACAGAAGCAGGCGCTTCTTGAGGTGAAGTCGCAGTCGGCGTACGCCCACCTGCAGACCATGCTGACCGCCTACGACTGGGAGTTCGTGCATCAGGCCAAAGAGCTGCGCGGACTGGTGGTGACAAAGCTGGTCGAGCACGTAGACCACGCCGACGCCAAAGTGCGCTTGCGCGCGCTGGAGATGCTGGGCAAAGTCACCGAGGTGGGGCTGTTCACCACCAAGGTCGAAGTGACCAAGAAGGAAGAAGTCCCCGACACCGAGTTGGAGGAGCGCATCCGCGCCAAGATCGAGAAGCTGCAGAAGATCGCCGGCCGCCTGCAGGACGTGACCCCCAAGGATTCCAAAGACCCGCTGATCCTCGACGCCGAGGAGATGGCCAAACCGGAGGTTGACGATGAGTGACCGCCCTCAGTGGCTGTACCGGGATTTGATCGTCGGGCCTTACGTGACGCTTTGCCTGACCGAGAAAGAGTTTCACACCGAGCTGCGGCGCATGAGCCCGAAGATCACGCCGCCGGCATTCTTGCAGACGTCACATGCCCACGCCACAGCGCATCACTTTGAGAATCAGAAGGGCGATCTGTGCTGCGTTGTCTGCCTCGGGGACTGCTCTGGCCGCAGGGGTGTTGAGGTCGCGGGCCTGTTGGTGCACGAGGCGGTGCACATCTGGCAAGAGTTTGCGGCGCGGATCGGGGAGAACTCCCCCAGCGCGGAGTTTGAGGCGTACGCCATCCAGGGCATTTCCCAGCGCTTGATGGCCGAGTTTGAACGTCGGATCACAAAAAAGAAGGGCAAAAAATGAGTTTCCTGACTGGCGTCCTCGTTTTCACCGGCGCCGTGACGTGGGTGGTGATTCTGCTGATCGCAGCCCTCTGGGCCCTCGGCCGTGTAGAGTTTCACAGTGTTGACCCCCGCAACCCCAACCGCCCTGACGCCTGAGACGCTTGCCGAGCTGACAAGCAAACTGCACCTGCTGGACCCGCAGGAGCAGAAGGCCCTGCTTCGGGACATGGAGGCCTATGAGGAGCGCTTGCTGCTGCAACAGCAGCGTGACGACTTCCTGTCATTTTGCGCGGCGGTGTACCCGGACTGGAAAGAAGGGCCCCACCACCGGTATCTGGCGCCCAAGCTGGTGAAGGTGCGCGACGGCGAGATTCTGCGGATGTCCATCTCCATGGCTCCGCGCTTTGGCAAGTCAGTGACCACTTCGTTTCTGTTTGTGGCGTGGTATCTGGGGCACAACCCGTCGCATCACATCATGATGGTCACGCACACCGCTGCGCTGTCCGACTCCTTCGGGCGCTCCGTGCGCAACTTGCTCGACTCGCCTGTTTACCAGAAGATATTCCCGGGAACCAAGGTGTCCAAGGACAAGTCGGCGGCCGGCGACTGGACGACCACGGCGGGGGGCAAGTATCTGGCTGTCGGCGTCGGGGCCAACGTGGCCGGGCATGGCGCTCACCTGCTGCTGGCGGACGACCTTGTGTCGGAGAAATCCGTGGAGTCAAACCCGGAGGTGAACTTCGACGCGGCGTGGACCTACATGCAGGTGGGCCCGCTGCAGCGCTTGATGCCCGGGGGGAGAATAGTGATGATCGGGACTCGCTGGGGAGCCCGGGACCCGATCGGCCGCGCGCTGGAGTGGGCGCGCAACAACCCGCTCAGTCCGCAGTGGGAAGAAGTTAGATTCCCTGCTCTCCTCCCCTCTGGCAAGTCCTTGTGGCCCGAGGTGTGGTCGGTGGCCGAGCTGGAGGCCAAAAAGGCGTCCATGTACCCCCAGTTCTGGGCGGCGCAGTACATGCAGGAGCCGACCTCCGAGGAGGGGGCGCTCATCAAGCGGGAGTGGTGGAAGCAGTGGCTGGAGGACGAGCCACCGCCGTGCTCGTACATCATCATGTCGCTGGACGCGGCGGCCGAGACCAACAACCGGGCGGACCATTCGGCCATCACGACATGGGGTGTCTTTACCGACGACAAGATCATGGACGGGGCCCCGCAGATCATCCTGCTCAACGCCATCAACAAGCGGGTGGAGTTCCCCGAGCTCAAGGAGATGGCCCTGACCGAGTACAAGGAGTGGGAGCCGGATGCGTTCATCGTGGAGAAGAAGTCCAGTGGCACGCCGCTGTTCCAAGAGCTGCGGCGCATGGGGATTCTGGTGCAGGAGTTCACCCCGCACCGGGGGTCGGGCGATAAGTTTGCCCGGATGAACGCCGTCGCAGATATTTTCAGATCGGGTCTTGTGTGGTACCCTGCCGGGCGTAATTGGGCGGAAGAGGTCGTGGAGCAGGTGGCGGCCTTTCCTTTTGGGGACGGCGACGACTTGGTGGACTGCACATCGTGCGCCATCACACGGTTTCGCACCGGCGGGTTCATCCGGCTGCCGTCAGACGAGAAAGACGCTGAGCCTGCCTTCCGCCGTCGGGCGGCTTACTACTGAGGCACAAAATGATTGACAAGTCACTCCCCGCCGCCGGCGACGTCGCCGTTGAAGGCATCGAGACCCTTGAGGTGGTGCTGCCGGACATCGTGGAGAACGCTGACGGGAGCGTGGAGATCACGCTGAACCCCGGGTCCGAGCCGGCCAAGGAGCTGTCGGACTTTGATGTGAACCTCGCGGAGCACCTCGACGAGTCTGTGCTCAGCACAATCGCTTCGGACCAGCTGGAGCTGGTGAACGCCGACATGCAGTCGCGCAAGGAGTGGATGGAGACCTTTGTCAAGGGTCTGGACGTGCTGGGCCTGAAGTACGAGGAGCGCACCGAGCCGTGGGATGGCGCCTGCGGGGTGTACTCCCCGGTGCTGACTGAGGCCGCAGTTCGGTTCCAAGCCGAGTCGATCATGGAGACGTTCCCGGCCTCAGGCCCGGTCAAGACCCAGATCATCGGCGCCATCGACAAGATGAAGGAGCAGGCGGCCGAGCGCGTGCGCACTGACATGAACTACCAGTTGACCGAGCGCATGGTGGAGTTCCGGCCGGAGCACGAGCGCATGCTGTACTCCCTCGGCCTGTCGGGTTCGGCCTTCAAGAAGGTGTACTTCGACCCGCAGCGCGGCCGGCAGGTGTCGCTGTTTGTGCCGGCCGAGGACGTCATCGTGCCGTATGGGGCGTCGGAGCTGGAGACCGCACCGCGCGTGACCCACATCATGCGGCGCACCAAGAACGACATTGCCCAGCTGCAGGCGTCGGGGTTCTACTGCAAGGACGTCGACCTCGGGGAGCCCTCATTTTTCCAGACCGACGTCGACAAGAAGAAGGCCGAGCTGGAGGGGTCGACCGCCAACGTCACCAGCGACGACCGGTATCACGTCTACGAGATTCACGTGGACATGCACATCGAGGAAGACCCGCTGAAGTGGGTCGAGAACGACGTCGAGCTGCCCTCCCCCTACGTGCTGACCGTCGACAAAGGTACGGACAAGGTGCTGGCGCTGCGCCGCAACTGGCTGCAGGACGACCCCAAACGCCTCAAGCGCCAGCACTTCGTGCACTACGTGTACATCCCCGGGTTTGGGTTCTACGGGCTGGGCCTGATCCACATCATCGGCGGCTACGCCCGTGCGGGCACCTCCATCATCCGTCAGTTGGTCGACGCCGGCACGCTGTCCAACCTGCCCGGCGGGCTGAAGACCCGGGGCCTGCGCATCAAGGGGGACAACACCCCCATCAGCCCGGGCGAGTTCCGTGACGTCGACGTGGCCAGCGGCAGCTTGCGTGACAACGTAATGCCTTTGCCTTATAAAGAGCCGTCGCAGACCCTGCTGTCTCTGCTGCAGCAGATCACCGATGAGGGGCGCCGGCTGGGGGCCATCTCGGACATGGACATCTCGGACATGAGTGCTCAGGCGCCGGTCGGCACCACGCTGGCCCTGCTGGAGCGCACGCTCAAGCCCATGTCGGCGGTGCAGGCCCGGGTGCACTTCTCGATGAAGCAGGAGTTCAAGCTGCTGGCCGCCATCATCCGCGACCACGCACCAGACGACTACGAGTACGACCCCGAGAGCGCAACACCGCAGGCCAAGAAAGACGACTACGCCCGCGTCGAGGTCATCCCGGTCAGCGACCCCAACAGTGCCACCATGGCGCAGCGGATCGTGCAGTACCAAGCGGCGCTGGAGCTGGCCAGCCGCGCGCCCCAGATTTACGACTTGCCGCTGCTGCACCGCCAGATGCTGGAGGTGATCGGCATCAAAAACGCGGCCAAGCTGGTGCCCACCACGGACGACCAGACGCCCAAGGACCCCATCAGCGAGAACATGGCCATCCTCAAAGGGCAGCCGGTCAAGGCGTTCATCTACCAAGACCAAGACGCCCACATCGCTGCCCACACGACGTTCCTGCAAGACCCCATGATCGCCCAGCAGATCGGCCAGAACCCCATGGCGCAGCAGATGATGGCTGCCATGCAGGCCCACATCTCGGAGCACTTGGCCTTTGCGTACCGTCGCAAGATCGAGGAGCAGTTGGGCGTGCCGCTGCCGCCGCCGGACGAGCAGTTGCCGGAGTCTGTGGAGGTCGACCTGTCCCGCCTCGTGGCGCAGGCCGCCGGCCAGTTGCTGCAGAAAAACACCGCCGAGGCTGCGCAGCAGCAGGCGATGCAGCAGGCCCAAGACCCCCTCATCCAGATGCAGCAGAAGGAGTTGGACCTCAAGGCAGCCGACCTCGCCCGCAAGGAGCGCAAGGACATTGCCGACGCCGAGCTCAAGGAGAAGTCCATCGAGGTCACCGCGCTGCGCACCGGGGTCATGGGGCGTGCCCAAGAACTGCAGCTGCAGGCGCAAGACCGCGAGGCGGCGCGCAAGACGGCACTGGAGCTGGCCAAACAGTTCCGCGAGAACAAGGCCGGCGAGTCCGGCGTGACGGAGAAGCCAGATGCAGGCGTTTGAGATTGTGATACAGGAGCTCGACCGCCGGGTCGAGACGTTGAAAGAGCACTTGGCAACCGGTTCAGTCCCAGACTGGGCCGACTACCAGCGCATTCGCGGACAGGTTTCAGGGCTTCTTACCGCGAAGCTAGAACTACAAGCCCTTGCGAAAAACCAAGAGGATGCCGATGAGTGAACTTTTGATTGCGGAAACGTTGGAGCCCGGCGGCCCCGTTTCTGTGTTGCCCGACACGCCTGAGCAAAAGGCGAAACAGCTCCCCGTCCCGGCCACGTACCACATCCTGTGTGCGCTGCCCGAGATCGAGGAGACCTACGAGAGCGGCTTGGTGAAAGCCGGCCAGACCATGCACGCGGAGGAAGTCCTGACCCCCGTGTATTTTGTGGTGACGATGGGTCCCGACTGCTACAAAGACAAGGCCCGGTTCCCGTCCGGCGCGTCTTGCAAGAAGGGTGACTTCATCATTGTGCGGCCGAATTCGGGCACCCGCCTGAAAATCCACGGCCGTGAGTTCCGCATCATCACGGACGACTCCGTCGAGGCGACGGTGGAAGACCCGCGTGGCGTAGGGAGGGCAGCGTAATGGCAGTCGAACAAACCGAGTTCACTTTCCCCGACGAGGTCGAGGACAAGAAGAAGGCCGGCGCAGCGCCGGCGGAAGCCGAAGTCGAAGTCGTTGATGACACACCCCCCGCCGACCGGGGGCAGGAGCCGATCGAAGACGTCGAGCCGACCGAGGAAGAGCTCAAGGGCTACACCGAGAAGGTGCAGACCCGCATCAAGCAGCTCACCAAGAACAAGCACGACCTGCGCCGCGAAAAAGAAGCGGCCGAGCGCGAGCGCGCGGAAGCGCTGCGGCTGGCTCAGGCGGCTCTGGAAGAGAACAAGCGCCTGAAAGGCTCCCTGAACGAGGGCACCAAGGCCCTGCTGGAGAGCACCAAGGCGTCGGTCGAGGCCGAGCTGGCGGCGGCAGAGCGTGAAGTGTGTGAAGCGCACGAGGCGTTCGACTCCGAAGCGCTGGTGAAAGCCCAGAAAAAGCTCAACGCCGCGCAGTTCAAGGCGTTTGAGGTCGAACGCGCTGAAAAAAGTGCTGGACAGGTCGAAAAAGTTGAGGTACAACCCAACCAACGCGCACCTCAGCAGGTGGCGGACCCCAAAGCCGTTGCATGGCAACGCAAAAACGCTTGGTTTGGGTCCAACCGCGAAATGACGAGCCTCGCCCTTGGGCTGCACCAAAGACTCGTGGAGGAAGAGGGGTTGAATCCCCAGAGCGACGAGTACTACCGTCGCCTTGACGCAGGCATCCGCAAGCGTTTTCCGGAGGAGTTCGAGCCGGAAGCGTCCGATTCTGTGTCGCGTTCAAAGTCGAACGTGGTTGCACCGGCCACGCGAAGCACTGCCCCCAAAAAGATCGTGCTGACGCAGACGCAGGTCAATCTGGCGAAAAAACTTGGTGTTCCCCTCCAAGAGTACGCCAAACAAATCGCCATTCTCGAAAGGAATTCAAATGGATGAGACCACTGAGATCGCCCAAGTGCAGCCCCGTCGTCCCCGCGCAACGCGCAAGGCAGCTGAACGCAAGAAAAGCTGGACGCCGCCGACCCTGTTGCCCGACCCGAACCCTGAAGAGGGGTACGTGTTCCGTTGGGTGCGCACCGCAACGCTCGGCGTGGCCGACCCCACGAACATTTCTGGAAAGATGCGTGAAGGCTGGGAGCCTGTGAAGGCTTCGGACCATCCGGAACTGCAGGTTCAAGGAGCGGGCATCGGACGCTTCAAGGGCTGTGTGGAGATCGGTGGCCTGATCCTCTGCAAGATGCCGGCCGAGTTTGTGGCTCAACGCAACGACTACTACCAACAGCAGGCGCAAGCGCAAATGCAGTCGGTGGACAACAACTTCATGCGCCAAAGTGACGCCCGTATGCCGCTCTTCAATGAGCGGAAGACGCAAGTGTCCTTCGGCAAGGGTGCTTAACTTCTCTGGAGGCTTCAATGGCTTACCCCACTGTCTCAGCCCCGTACGGGCTCAAGCCGATCAATCTGATCGGTGCACAGGTGTTCGCCGGAGGTACCCGCGCGCTGCCGATCCAATACGGCTACGCAACGGACATCTTCTACGGCGACTTCGTTGTCCTGTCTCGTGGTTTCATCACGCGTGCTTCGGTCTCGACCGGCACCGGTGTGAACCAAGTGACCGGCGTTTTCCTCGGATGTTCTTACACGGACCCGACCACCAAGCAGCTGCGTTTCTCGCAGTACTGGCCCGCTTCGACGCTGGCCGGCGACGCTACGGCGGTTGTGCGTGATGACCCGGACACCGTGTTCAAGGCGGTTGTGTGCTCTTCGGGCACCACGGTCGCTTCCGGCGCGCTGGCAATGGTGGGTACCAACCTGTCCATGGTCAACAACACGGGCAACCTGAACACCGGCGATTCGGCCAACGCGGTTCTGGCGCCGTCTGACACTCCTGTGTCGACGATTCTGCCGGTGCGCTGCGTGGGTGTGGTTCCTGACACCGCCTACAGCTTCTCGGCTACCGGCAGTTCCTCGGGCGCGACCATCACCCTGACCGGCTCGGGCTCTCCGCAGGCGATCCCTGTGGGCACCAGCGTCGGGTACATTGCGTCCAACGGTCAGCTCATCAACACGGGGTCCTTCGTGGATACGGCCGCTGCAGCCGGTGACACCTCTGTAGTGATGAACGCCGCAGTTGCGGTTCCCGGCGGCGTCACGGCCATCCCGGCATCTTCGACCGTGGTCTTCACGGTGTACCCGGAGATTCTGGTGAAGGTCAACCTGCTCATCCACGGCTACTACAGCAGCGCCACGGCGTAATTCAAGGAGTAAATCATGGCAATTTCACGTGCACAACTGCTCAAGGAACTGCTCCCCGGCCTGAACGCGCTGTTCGGTCTGGAGTACGCCAAGTACGACGAGGATCACAAGGAAGTCTACGAAACCGAGACTTCTGAGCGCTCCTTCGAGGAAGAAACGAAGCTGTCGGGCTTCTCCGCCGCCCCGGTCAAGCCGGAAGGCAACGCGCTGTCCTATGACAACGCGCAGGAAGCGTGGACCGCGCGCTACAACCACGAGACCATCGCAATGGGTTTCTCGATCACGGAAGAGGCGATGGAGGACAACCTCTACGACTCCCTGTCGTCGCGCTACACCAAGGCGCTGGCCCGTGCCATGGCCTACACCAAGCAGGTGAAAGCCGCCGCCATCCTGAACAACGGGTTCAGCTCCGCCGTGACCTACGGCGACGGCCAGCCTCTGTTCTCGACCGCGCACCCGCTGATCTCTGGGGGCACCAACAGCAACCGGCCCACTACCGGCGTTGACCTGAATGAGACGTCCCTCGAAAACGCGGTCATCCAGATCGCGGGTTGGACGGATGAACGCGGCCTGCTGATCGCGGCCAAGCCGAAGAAGCTCATCGTGCCGCCGGCTCTGATGTTCGTGGCCGAGCGCCTGCTGGTGACGGCGCTGCGTACCGCAACGGCCGACAATGACATCAACGCGCTGAAGTCGAAGAACTCCATCTCCGGCGGCTACGCGGTCAACCACTTCTTGACCGATACCAACGCGTGGTTCCTGACCACTGACGTACCCAACGGCGCCAAGCACTTCGTGCGTGTCCCGTTGGCAACCACTATGGATACGGACTTCGACACCGGCAACCAGCGCTTCAAGGCGCGTGAGAGGTACTCCTTTGGGGTCTCGGATCCTTTGGGCCTGTATGCGAGTCCCGGCGCCTCTTAAACGTAAGGTGCGCGCAACAAAAAGGGAGCCTACGGGCTCCCTTTTTCTTTGGTTTGACGTCTGTCAAGTAATGACATATAGTGGCGGCATGAGAAACATGACCGCCCGCGCTGCCGCTCGTGAAGCTGGTAGCAAAACATACTTCACTGGGGTTCCGTGCAAGCAGGGGCATTTGGCCGCCCGTGCAACGCTTACTGGGACTTGTATTCAGTGCACCAGCGAAGCCACAAAACGCTGGGCCGCAGCGCGCCCAGAAAAGCAGAAAGAGTACACCCAAAAGTACCGAAAGCGCTTCCGTGCGGAGGTTCGCGAGCGGGATCGGGTAGCACAGGCTGCAGCACGCGCGGCCGCGCCTGAAAAGTTTCGGGCGCAGGCCCTTGCGAACAGGCAAAAGAAGGCCGCCGTTGAAGGTCGGGTGTACCGCCCGCAAGGCGCGCTGCTGCAGCACGAAGTGGAATCTCGTTTAGCACAAGTGCATGGGGGCCTCCTGACCTATGTCAGCGGCTACCAAAACATGTTGACGCACGCTGTGTTTCGCTGCGAGACCCACGGAGCCCAGTTCACGGCCATCCCACACAACGTATTGCGCGGAGCGAACCCATGTACTCGGTGTAACCACATGCGCTCTGGGCAGGAAGCAGACGTTGCTCGGCTGCTGAGCAACTACGCCCCAACAGTTTTGCACGATCGTACGCTGCTGCGCCCCCGGGAGGTTGACATCTACATCCCCAGCAAGAAGCTGGCGGTTGAGTACTGTGGCATGTACTGGCACAGCGCCGGCGATGAAGAGCAAGACCGCGCCCTGCGGGCCAAGCATTGGCAGAAATACAAAGACTGCGCCGCCCAAGGGGTGCGCTTGATTACGCTGTTTGAGTCTGAGTGGTTGGAGCGTAAGCGCGCAATGGCGCGGCTCCTGCGGAATGCGGCCGGCAAGGGGCGGGGGAAGCTGATGGCGCGTAAGTGCACTTTAGCGCCGGTGCCCCATGAAGTGGGGGTGGCTTTTTTTGAGCGCTATCACCCGCAAGGCGGGGCGGGCACCGGCGCGTGCTGGGGCCTCTTCTGGCGCGAAAAGCTGGTTGCCTGCATGCGGTTTACGCACGGCATCAACGACCGGGGGCGCGCGGCAGCAAAACGGGAGTGGACCCTTTCTCGGTACGCTACGCGCGTGACGGTCGTTGGTGGAGCCTCACGGCTGTTTGAGGCGTTTCTCAAGGCGCACGACCCGGAGACGGTGAAGTCGTTCTCGGACAACCGGTTTTTTGACGGAGGCATGTACCAAAAGCTGGGCTTTGTTCTTGAACAGGAAACGGCACCTGACTACCAAGTGTGGAGCCCAAAGATCGGCCTGCGGCCGAAAGCGGCGTACCAGAGACGTGTTATTCCTGCGCGGTTGCAAGACCACGGGGTTGACGGTGTGTTTGACCCTGCCGTGGACCCGCGATCTGAACGGGACATGACGTTTCTCATGGGCGCGCGGCGCATATACGACTGTGGAAAAAAACGGTGGGTTTGGCATAAACCGCTTGACCTCTCCCGCACGTAGTGTTACAAAGCAGGCATCTCGGATTTTCCGGGGCGTCAGACTGGCCGAGC